CCAGCTTGCTACGAGAGGGATGAACTCTTTGTTTTTTAGCTTTCGAAGCACAAAGAAGTGAGCAGCGTCTATGATGTCTCTTGGGTCTGCTCCGGCCCATACGTGCTTGAAGAACGCGTCTCTCGCTAAGCCACGACCATCTGTGTCTCTCGCGTATTGCTTCCAGAAATCCCAAAACTGAATAAACTCTTCTGTCTCATCTGCTTTCGTAAGACGCTTTTTCATTTTTCTCCCCCTGTCCATCTTGTAAAATCCGTTTGTATCCATGTCTTTGCAGGAGTGGTCACGAACATATCTGCTTGCCTTCCGGCTTTTGATATTCTTTCACAAGCAATCTGGAAAAATTTCTCATCTCTCTCTACCCCTACAAATTTTCTACCCCTTTTCACGCACGCAATACCAGTTGTTCCGCTACCCATAAACGGATCCAGAACAGTTTGCCCTTCTTTAGTGAAATCGCAAATTATCTCTTCCATAAGGCCTATGGGCTTCTCTGTTGGATGCCTTCCATCTCTGTCTTTGTTATTGGTTAAATATGTATATACACCCCTCTTTCCGCCGCTATTCCAAGAACGATAGCCTGTATGTGCCCAGGCGGTAACAGCGCATTCGAAGCCTCTGGCAGCGCCTTGGCCGTTCATTCTAGGCGTTGAATCCGGCTTAACCCAAGCTAAGCAGGTGTCATACTTAGCACCAGCCTCCTGAAGCTCATCCCTCCAAGCTCGCACTCCCTCAGCCAAAGTGAAAAGAATTACCCATCCCTTAGAGAGGCGAACAACATTTTGGACTATTTCAGAACGTGTTGAGTTAACTCCTTCAAATCCAAGATCAGCAATCATTTCCCTCCCGTCATTGCGTCTAATTCTACCTATCGCGCTATGAAGCTCGTCTTCATACGGTGGATCTGAAATCACATGATCGGCAAACTCAATCGTAGACATAACTTCCAGGCAATCCCCATGATAAAGCGTACAATCCCCTATTACCTCTTTACGCATATTTTCCCCTTTCACCACTCTAGTTCAACTTTTACCATTCCGTTCTTCTCAATCGGCCCGCGCGGTGCCAACTCCAGGTTCCACTTGCTATCATCTATCCCTATTACAAGGGCGATTGCATCGAAACCGGCCTTCATCCTGCTGACTAGACCATCTGTGTCATAATGGTGTCTGTTTGGCGGGTAGAAGGAAACCCTAACGGTTATCCTTTCCGCCTCTATCTTTCCTATGCCCTGCTCTAGGACTGCATAGTAGGTGTCATTCTTAGCCTTCTTTTTGGCTTTGGCAACCACTGTCCAGTGCTTTCGAGCATTAGGGCTTAGAACCTTGTCAGGCCAAGGGAGGAACAAAACCGCGTGCGGCATCAATCAGCCCCAGCGTAAGACACCGGTTGCTTCTTTACCGGCACGTATCTTCCGAACTTCATTCTATATCCTGTTTTTGCTTTGGAAGAAGATATCCATTGAAGGCCTTGTTGGTTGGCATCGTGTAGAGCCATTCTCTTCTCATATTCGCATGTTACTGTGGCATATGAGATGTTTTTAAGAGTGGTTTTCATTCTTCCCTCTTTGCGGGCGCGGGGGTGAGCGATATTGCCTCGTCAATTTCGCGATCGAGTTCTTCCCCGAACAACGGCGCCATTGACCAAATGTTGTAAACGGCCTTGCGGTCTAGGTTTTTGGCCCAATCGTTGACCGCAACTCCGGACAGATGCCGTTCGCCAATCTTGCCATCCGGTATATTTCTGAGGAAGCGATATCGAGCCGCATCCACCACCACCTGCTCCGCAGGAGCGGCTGGGAAGGCGCCTGACAGCACTGCGTCAAAGCTCTCCCGCTGGTTTTCCTTATGGCCGTGCAGGAATCGACGGTCGTTAAACATCGCCCATGCTTCATCGAGCGTCTTCGGTTTCTGGCCCATCGGCTTCGGCGGCGGGGTGTTGTTAGACTTATCTTTCATTCGTATTCCCCTTTATTGGTATGGAGATTGGTCATGATACCAGAAAATATCCGAGCCAAAGTATGACTATGAACATAAGGCCAATAATCCATATCAAACCGTCGATTACTCCTCCAAAGTTATAATCTCCATGATAAGGTCCGGTGAACTTTGTAATCATCAGGCCTATGATGAAAACCGTAACTCCAAAAGGCAATAATGACCAAAAGCTTATGTGAAAATCCATATCATTCCCCTTTCTTCTGTGTGTTATTGATTGGGCTTTGGAGGGATGACGCAAGGTATGCCCTTTTCAAACTCAAAAACAATTTCCTGAGCTAAACCTCTGGCGTCGTTGTGACCATCAGCAATCTGCTTCAAGACATCAAAAAATTTCTTTCCGTGCCATTCGTACCTTTTCTTAGCTGTTGCAGCATCCCATTTCGCTTTAGAGGCGCTTATTCTGGCAGCAACAGCCTCGGGGTCGTGCTGTTTGCAATAAGCTTTATCCGGTCCAAATCCTCGCTTTCTGCCGCACTGGTGAGACGTCCACCCTCCCATTCGACTTGGTGTGACACTCTCACAGCATCTATTGAAGTCCGGCTTCACGCCTTCTGGATTTCCTGCCCATGGATTATACGACTTCGGATAAAGTTTGTTTTCCATTTTCTTCCCCAAAAATATCAGGCCTAAGAGAATTCCTTGAAATTCCAGTGAATTCCTCAATTGCAATGCAGCGTTGCGCTGGGATTTTCTTCCATGTCAAAATCGTGGATGGGCTTACTTCCAGCTTTTCAGCTAGGCGAGTTAGGCGACCGCGTTTTGCTCTGAGATATCGAAGTAGCTTTTTCATGATCCAACCTTATCACTTTTTTTCTTTGTTGCAACCAAAATTGTTTGACGTTTGTCCTTTTTATGGTTTGGCCCATTCTCGCGTATTACCCTACACTAACCTATCTCCATACCCATAATCGTTGTGTTATTCAGCTTGTGTTATTCATTGTGTTATTCATCGGCACTCCAGTTCCGTTAATAACGGCACTCCAGTTCGTTTGATAACGGTACTCTAGTTCCGTTATTGGGATATGTCCTTTTCCCAAAATGCATCCAAAAAATATTGATTTCCAACGTTCCTTCTTCGATCAACATAGAGGAATTTTTGCTCCATTAATGCGAACGAGTGCTTCTGCACAATCCGCACACCAAGGCCGGTATCATTCGCCAATGCATCATATGAAGGGTACGCCCACTGCTTTTCCTGGTTCATGTAAAGTGCTATTCTAATACCAACCATCTTCGCGCCTGACGCGAGTACTCTGTTGTCAATCATAAGCAAATTCCGCATCCATAGATCACGAAACTTGGCAAAATCTTGAGCTGGTTTTGGAATTGGTTTGCGAGGCTGCTTGGCTTTCTTCATAAGCCGAACATAGGTCATAAATTATTTTGGCGCAACCAAACATTTTTGTCTTGACCAATAATTTATTCGGGGCTACATTCACCTCATAAACATCTATCCAGTATGGAAAGGGGAAGTGAGATGGTCTCTAAGGTTTTTTACGCAAGCGGGTCAAAAGGGAAAGAATGCCGAGTTGACGGTTCTGCTTCGATCACGGATCACGGAAAGCTTTTAAAGCGTGGATGGTACGCAGTTATTGAAGGAAGCAGCTACAGTGGAGCAGGTAAGGGGCGATTTGGTCCGTTCAAAACCAAGACGGAAGCGAACATTAAAGCTTGGGGTACTGCTCGCGAGCCTCGCGACTAACCAAATCAAAGCCCATCATGTGAAAGGGGAATAGTCATGAACACACCTACAATCACCTTCACCACCAAGCATCATATCATCGCAGCCTTGTTTATTGGCTTTATTGCCTCATGGGGTTTCGTGATGTTGGCCGCTGGTGCTGAGGAAGTAAGGCTTCAGGATAATGCAAAGATAGCGCAGGAGTGGTTTAAGCGATGAGCAAGTACACGCCCGGCCTTTGGACCGCCAATGGTGATCAGGTCGAAGTCGAAACCGAAAAGAACGATGGTTACCGCGTCTGTGACGTTTTCGGTCCTGACTACAAGGCCAATGCCAACCTGATTGCCGCCGCTCCTGACCTTCTTGAGGCTTTGAAGGCCATAGAGCTTGCCAGAACAACAGACGAAACAAAAGATTGGCTCAAGGCATCGAAACTGAGTGATGCAGCTATAGCAAAGGCAGAGGGACGGTGATGTTCAACCCAAACCGTGAAATGATGCACCACTACCTTGCCGACGCACTGGCGCTGAGGAAATCGGCCCGCAGGCATTTTAGGATCGGGTGGCTGCAGTCTTCCAAAACTTTATGGCACGATGCGATGTTCTCAATAAAGTTGGCTCGCATTCACAGGGATCTAATGAGAATGAATACACCAGCAATCTATGAGGCCAATGCTCCTAAGCAAAAGTCTCAGGTTCTGGAATTGGTTTAAAGGGGAATAGAGATGGGGAAATTTACACGAGAAGTCTACGAGATTGAGTCTGAGCTTACTGCCTGCTTGTCATGGCTCAGAGATTACGAACGTGAGTTCCGGGCTAATTCAGAAGGATATCTGAACATCAAGCGAAGAATTCAAAGCGCCGAACGTGCGCTGAATGAATTTAGAAAGACTGACCGATGACTGAGAAATTTATCCGCGTAGACACAGAAGCCCTCTACCGCTCTATCGATGCCCTGAAGAGGGATAATCCAGAGCTTGAGAACGATGACTTTTTGCTGTCGTGTATGGTAGACGGCGAAACCTCATTTACAGAGATCATTGACCGCCTCCTAAGCATTCACCTATGCGCTCAGGAAGGCGTTGTAGGGGCAAAGGAGAGGAAGAAAGCACTAGAGGAGCGCATCGCCCGTCAGGAGAACGTAGCGGACTGGGCGAAGTCTCAGATGCTGGCGCTGATGAAACAGACTGGCAACAAGTCACTACCGCTTATCGAAGCCACTATTACGTTGAACGCAGCCAAGAAGCGGGTGGAGATTGAAGATATCGATGCACTAGGTCAGGGCTTCTATACCACTGAGAAGGTGGCGAAAAAGAAAGAGATAGCGGATGCGCTTAAGGCAGGCGCAGACGTTCCAGGAGCTAAGCTAGTGGACGGTGTTGAGTCTTTAACTGTGAGGACGAAGTGATGGAAGATGATAACAAGGCCCCACCGCCCCAGTCACATGTGATGGGGAGCCCGGCCGATCAGATCATCGGTCAGATCGAGGAGCTTTTCCCGAACTGGCGGTCCTATCGCGATCTTGTCGATTGCATAACCTGCGAGCTGCACGAGCTGCGCAAGCGCGCGGAGGGCCGCCTGTGAAGGTTCTCGTCGCTTGTGAGTTCTCCGGAACTGTCCGCAACGCCTTCCTCGATCGCGGTCATGACGCCTGGTCATGCGACCTCCTGCCAGCAGATGATGGCAGCAACCGTCATATCCGTGGCGATGCCCGCGATATTCTGAACGATGGATGGGACTTGCTGATTGTGGCCCACCCTCCATGCACTCGGCTTTGCAACAGTGGAATTTCGTGGCTCAGCCGCGCTCCAAAGGGCAAGACCATCGAGCAGGTCTGGCATGAGCTTGATGCTGCCGCCGATCTGTTCTCCGCCTTCTGGACCGCGCCCATCGAGCGGATCGCGATCGAGAACCCGATCATGCACCGGCACGCAAAGGCCCGTATCGCTGGCTATGAGCCACCGGCACAGACGGTGGCGCCATGGCAATTCGGCGAGCCGATCCAGAAAAAGGTCTGCCTGTGGCTGAAGAACCTTTCGCCCTTGGAGCCGACCGAAATTGTCGATCTGCCAGAACCGGCGCACTGCGTTCGCAAGACCGGTGAGCGTGCCGGAAAAGCCTATCGGTATTATTTCCACCAAGGAAAATCAGCGCACGAGCGCTCGCGGTTCTTCCCCGGCATTGCCGCCGCCATGGCCGAGCAGTGGGGCGATGAAGCCGTCGAGCAGATGAGGATCGCAGCATGAGACGGCCTAACCCAGTAAAGCTGCAGAAGCAGTGCGACGACTTCAATGAGCGCAACCCGGTTGGAACGTCCGTTAAAGTGAAGATGGACAGCGGAGAGCTACGTCTGACGACGACGCGCAGTCGCGCCGAAGTCTTATCAGGGCACTCTGCGGTTATCTGGCTCGACGGCATCTCCGGCTGCTATTTGCTCGACCGCGTCTCCCCCGCGCCCGAGAAGAAAATGGTGGTGCCGCCAATCGAGCATATAGCCGATCTGATAGACGATGCTGCGCCGGGAGTGTTGAGGCCAGATACGCGATTGCGGATTGCCTCTCGCCTCCGCGCCGCTCTCTCCGCACCGGAGGCAAAGGGATGAGATACTTCGAACAACTGCGCATCGCTTGGATCATTGAGATGGTCGAGATTTACGGCTTCATCAACCGTAGCCATGTCTGCAAGAAGTTCGGCATCACCCACCAGGGCGAGATTGATGGTTCCATGATTGGCAAGATGTTTGCTGAAGGTCGAAATGACGAAATTGCCACCTACTGCCGTCAAGACATTGAACGTGTCCGTAAAGTGCACTACAAGATGAAGGCTGCTTTCGGCAATTAAGGGGAAAATCACATGAGCACTTTAGAGCCTCGAATTGAGGCAGTCCGCGTCAAGTATGGTCTTGACGTAAGCGATTTCTGGCAGATTAAGCAGAACAAGCAATGGGTTTGCCGACATGCAGCTTTGGAGATTGTCGCTGTAAAGGCTGGCATCGAATGGCTGCCTCCAATGATCCTTGAGAAGGATGCACCCAATCTTGTAACCTCCATGGTCGTTACTGGGAAGATGGGAGATCGTGTCGAATGGGCGACTGGAGAAACAAACCCAACGAATTACAGCGTCTCTGGAAAGCAGCCTGCTTACCCATGGGCAATGAGCGAAAAAAGGGCGAAAGATCGCGTTGTCCTAAAACTGGTAGGTATTCACGGCCTTGTTTATTCAGAAGACGAGATGCCTACAGTTCCGGAGCAGCCAGAGAAGCAAGAGGCCAAGACAACTTCCGCGCCCAAAAACGATGAAGCGCGCCAAGCATATAAGTATCTGCAGGATGACATGCGTAAGATCAATAACGTAGGGGATTTGCGTCGTTGGTTTGTGGATTCTGATGTTGTGGAGCTTCGACGCAAGATCCCAGCAGATTGGGACGCGGAATTGAAGAGAGAATGGATAGTTCTCGGTAAGGAACTGGCTAATAAATCTCCTGAAAAGCAGATTGCAGATGCCGTAGGCGGTATCATAGTCGATGAACGATATCACTCAAACCTGGATGCTGGCGAATGAGCTATCAGCAAAAAGACAATACCGGAACGCTTTTCAAGAATGACCGTCGAGAGAAAGACAGCCACCCAAACGCCAAAGGAACTGCCGTTATCGATGGCGTGGAATATTGGGTATCGGCTTGGACCAAGAGTGGATCCAAGGGACCATTCCAAAGCCTATCATTCCAAAAGAAAGAGGTAGGAACCAAGGCCACCAAACAGAAGACGTTCCATGAAGAACTAGATGATGAACTTCCTCCGTTTTGACCATGGCTAAAAAGTCAGAAACGCCAGAGTTTTATTGCTTGAGGAAAGGCTCAGTGCTTCAGCCAGAAATGGCAGCGGACCTGAGAGCGCTTGAGGCCTTTCCTCAAAACCAACGCATCAAGGTTACGCTCTCGACAGGTCGTAGCCCATCAAGGCTCAGATGGTATTGGGCATTTCTTGGCAAGGTTAGAGAGGCTACGGATTGTTCGCCAAACGTCGAGAGTTTGCATGAACTGGTGAAGCTTGAGACTGGCTACAGTACGCCGGTCAAGATCAAGGGATACAACGTACTGGTGCCTAAGAGCATAGCGTTTGGTTCAATGTCTGAGGAAGACTTTGCCAAGTTCTGCTTTCTGGCGGAGGAATTCATAGCAAAGAGCTTTGGCATAACGCCAGAGATGGTTTTTGAAGGGGAATAACCATGAACGTCATTAAATGGATCCGCGGCTGGTTTCGTAAGCCTGATCCTTATGCATACTGGGATCAGTTCGATGCTGTCATTACAAACGTAGAGCCGGTAGGAACGCCGTTCCTGCGCAAGATGAAGCTAGCCAAACTCCACAAAGACCTGGACGACTGCAAGAAGCGTCTAGAGACTGCAGTGAAGGCGAAGAAGAAAAGTTCTGACATCCGCAAGGAATATGAAGGTCTGCGTACTCAGGTGTTGAGGGAGGAGACGAAGTGATGCCAGTTTATATCTACATGGTAGCCGCATGTTTGCTTCTAGCAGTAGGCGGGTTCTTTGGCCTGTTAACAATTGTAGCAATGATCTTTACTTTTTCGAGGCATGGTGACGAACTATTGCTTAAAGGCATGATGGTTTGCCTATTTTTTTCTGTTGTGGCCATGTACGCCTCTGCAGCTATGTGGCCCGCATGATCGCCGTTCGCATCACCACCAACCAATTCAATTTCAGCGTTAATAGGGGAGAGATATGGCCTACAGAATCAACAAGCAGACTGAAGAGAGCTTTCCAAAGGCTAAGAGCAAGAAGGATAGGTCTTACGTTTCGTGGCTTCATGACCTTCCTTGTGTTGTAACTGGAAGATATGGCGTCGAAGCTGCTCACGTATCCTATGCGAACCCTCGCTATGGGTGTTACGGGCGCGGCAAGGGAACCAAGGTCAGTGACATTTATGCCCTTCCTCTAAGCCCAGAGGAGCATCGAAAACAACACTGGTCGGGAAATGAAATTCAATACTGGTCTGATGTCGGCGAGAACCCGCATTCGCTGGCAGTCGTACTGTGGGCCATATACAGCCAATATGGCGACGCTGGTGTTCCATTCGCTGTTTCTGCTATTATGCAGAGGATAAATGATAGGGGGAAGAAGTGAGCAACATAAAAGATTCGCAAATTAAGGACCTTAAGATTGGCAACATCACATACGAATGCCAGTATGGATACAATATTAAGGCAAAAGTTACATCAGAACCTGAGCAAGTCTGTGGTGTAGATGAAAAGCCAGCTTGGAAATGGAAGGCCGTAAACACTCAAAATGGTGAAGAGATAGAGTATATGCTGACTGAAGGTCTATCCCATTATGGACCTCGACTTTATTGGATGCCTCAATATGCAAAGTTTGATAAAGAAAAGGGTTTTGTTTATGAGCTTTATGGTGGAGGATCGGAATGAAATATCTATTCATCATCCTAAGCCTATTAATATCCGGTTGCCAGTCTTCTAGGGAGTGGACTGATAAGGATCTGTACGAAGCTGTATGCGTGAGGGAAGGGGCTTGCTGAAATGGCATTCTGGTTTGTCTTTGGAATCCCAGCTTTGTTCGTTGTGTTGTTTTTATGCCGGTGGGCTTCGTTAGATTGGAGGATTGAAAGAACCATCAACGAAATCAAGGCAGACTACGAAAAAAAGAGAATACGGGTTCAACAATATTATTTCGATTCTTCAGATTGGACCGGCTGATGTTTAACCACACCTTCAACCGCTTCATGATAGGCTTATGCCTGTGTATTCCTATTGTGATGTATCTGTACTTTACAGGGAGATTAGAATGACGGCACGTGGATATGGAATGATAGCAGTCGTTATTCTTTCGCTTCTGGCGTGGACTGCGGTTGGACGGTTGATCGTTTTAGCATTTGGAATGTAGCATCTGATTTAGCCCAACCAAGAGGGCGGTATCCAGCGTCAATAGCGGCTTGCTGAGTGGGGAAACAAGCCTTCGGGATGATCTGGTTACGGTATGGAGAGAAGCGGTCATGAATTCTTCCGCTGCTTGATACCCAAAACGGCTTGTCAGGGCTGCAGGAAGGCCGCTGGTAACCATGAACCCTGAAATACATGGATAGGTCATCGTCAATAGCCGCAGACCCCCTTCCAGCCAGGAAGGCTCCTACAAGCGACAGGAGTATCAGGACGGCAAGCAAAATGGCGTTCTTGATGCGAATAGGGCCTGTGGTAATGTCAGGGCTTCGGAAGAGAAGAAAGAAGCCCGATATCATCGAAAGCTGGCCGACGCGAGAAAACCACGTGCCAACCCATGATTCTGGCCTGCCGAGATAATCCCATATAAACCCGTATCCGCCTTGATAGATTGAGCCTAGAGCCAAGAGGGCAATACCAAGGACAAGGAAGTAGCTGCCATCGTCTTTTTCGCTCCTGAGCTTCTTTACGACAATCTCATAAGCAGTAGGCCCGAACCTCCACAAGGCAGCAGCGCCAGACACCATAAGGGTGATAGACATGAAGCGGGCAAAGAAGGCGTTCGGCAAAACATAGTTCGTAACCATGTAACCGGCGAAGACCGTCATAATGCTGAGGAGGAGATGATTATCTACGATGCGCTTCATGCTTTTCCTCAGCCACAAGGGTTAATGCATTGGACGCGTGAACAAGCAGATTGACCCCGGATTGAATAGCCTGCTTGTTGCCATCGGCGCGAGCCTTTTCATACGCTATGCTCTTTTCTAGCTTAGCGTGTTTTTTCCCAAAAATCATTGCAAGAATGTTCACTGCTTGCTCCGATCCTTGATGATTTCTAGTGTCGTCTGGATAGCGTTCAGACTGTTCACTACGGGCAGTATAACATCCTTCACGGAATCCGTAATGTCGTTGGCTTGCCGCAGATCGGTTAGGCGAGCCTCTTGGATGTCACTTACTTTCTTATAGAGGAAAACAATGCCTCCCAGGCTTAGGGCAAAGAGGCACCAGCCGGTAAGAGGTCCGCCCTCAGAGAGTCTTTGGAGCAAAGAGTCCATTTATTTGACCAATACATCAATATAAAGACCAGCAAGCAATCCTAGAGAAAAGCACACGATTCCGACGCTGAACAGCCTTCCGAATTCTCCTATGCTCATTTGCCCGCCAATTTTGATGCGGCGTTCTGATAGAAGTCTGCGCATCGATCTGTCCTTGCGTTTTGCCGGTCTAGCGCGGCTCTTTCCCGCTTTAGAACTGACCGAGCCTCATCTCCAACTTTAATAGAAGCGTGCGGCTCCTTGGCTTTGCAGTCCGAAGGATATTCGGGCAGATTTATGCGAGCCTGGATTTGGCCGTGCGAGGTAGCGGCACTCTTTAGTCGTGTTGAGGTGCAGCTACTTAGTAATAAAATCGATATCAGCGGCAGTAGCAGAACAACGGCGGTTCGCTTCGGAGAGAAGTAGTTCATAGGAGGAGATTTCCTGCTCGCGCTTCTGGTCATCTATCTTGTCCTGTGCTGTTTCGGCGTCGAGGCGTTTCTGAAAGCTTTCCAATGACTGTTTAGCGGCTTCGAGTTGCCTTTGAATCTCTGAGGCCTTGGCTTCCGCTGCCGTCTTCTCTGCAAGCAAAACATAGCCAGCGCGAGCCTGTGAGGCGATTGAGGCGTCATGTGCTGCAAGCCATATCTTGAAGGCAAAGAATGCGACGATGAGGGCTGCAACGCTAAGGCCAATCCGTCCCAGTTTTGATGTGAGAAGCCACGAGAGGATTGCAGTCATGGCTCTACCTTTACCGTTGTTGTGGTTGGCTCGCTTTGATCAACGGCCTGAGTAGCAATCGAAGCCTTGTCTTTGTTTCGGTCATCAAGAAGACCGCCAAAAATGTAACCATTTACGAGCGCGGCCATGGTCAGGTAGGCGCCATTGACTATGCTTTCGTTGAGGCGGGTGTCTCCCCCGAATATCGTCAGGTACAGGACGCAGAAATCACAAATGGCTAGGGAGGAAAATACCCCTAGCCTCCGCCATAACCATGAGCGTTCGATCAACCTACCCATTATTTCTTCATGCACCTTTGGTTCATTCTCTGCTCATGCCATGTAGCCCATCTCAGATTGCCTGGGGCATAATCACCGTCCACGTCGATCCTATCAAGAGACAGACCCTTGTGGGGCTTCCTGCCAACGTGCTCAAGAAAAGCTTGAAAATCGTTTATCCACTCATCTGCCATCTTTATCCCTCTCCCTCCGTAGTACCGATAATTTTTGCTATTCTTGTCGTAGCATCTGCTCTTTGCTCCGCACCACGCTCTGAATTCAGCAGACCATTCTCCCTTTCTGGCCTCTCCATGCTTGAATTTCAGCAACCCAACCATTTCTTTTTTCAAGCACCCGCAAGAGTTAATCCTTCCACCCTGAAGATGCTCAGCTCGTACGATTGCTTCATTTCCACAATCGCAAATGCATTTCCATGCCACTCTCTTTCGTTCTGAAATCTGAATGTCTGGCGCTCTAGAAAGAGCAACTAACCTTCCATACCTCACACCAGAACGATCTACAAAATTAGAGCCGCGCATGTAAATTCTCCATGAAGTTTATCCTTCATAGAGTTTAGCCTTTTTTGCAAAAGAACGCCATGGAAATAGTTCATAGTGCGGGGCGTCCCACCCGTCTTTGAAGTCGCCATCCCCATTCCAATCCAGCCCGCTTCGAAGCGGGATTCCTCGTGCCTTGGCGATACGCATGATCACATGATACAGGTTGATGAAGGACTGCTTATTGTTCCAGTCATAAGGGGCAGGAAAGAGGTCAAAGGCAATCGCCGGTACATAGTTGTGCGCCGACTGTCCGAAGCGAGCCTTGGACCGTCCTGCTGCGAAAGCACGCTCCTGATCTGCGCGGCCTCTCGTGGCATCGAGAACCTTGAAATCAATCTCCTTGATTGCTTCGTTAGCGATTTCCTGGAGCATGGGATGGCACTTGAGCAGTGCGTTTTTGGATGACTGGCTGAAAGATGGCATTCTTTTCCCTCATTCGTAAGATTTAACGTAAGCGCCATCTACGCCATACCCCGCAACGCTCTGGTGTAGCTTGTCTGTTGGGTCGCAGTAGGTGGCGTCGATATAGCCGGAGCCATCAGCCAAGACGACCATCCGGTCTATAGCGATGAAAACGCCGGTCACTGTGGAGGCGTAGTTGTTCCACCAGTCTCTATTGAAATCGGCCTCGGCAGGCCAATTCGCAGCGCCAGAGCGAGCGTAAATTGCATTGAGCAGCACCACATCGGCACCGCCGGTGACAATCGCAGTCACTGTGTTCTGAATGTTGGTGGAACGTGCAGCCTGAGAAGTTATGCCCTTGTGATAATCGTTGGTGCTAGCCTGTACAAAAACAACCTTCGGCTGATGCGCCACGATGTCAGCCGCCACGCGGGCCTTTATCTGCGCTGAGCTATCTCCACCGTTGCCCTTGTTTACGATGAGATTGTTTCGCAGGTGTTGATAGATCGTGGCAGTCTTCATCCATGTGGATGCGTAGTTCTTAAGGTTCTTGCTGTCATCTGGATCGAAGCCCTTGGTTCCAGCCGTCGTGCTGTCGCCAATCGCCATTAGGTTAGGACGCCCGACCGAAACAAAGTCCAGACCGAAGTCCTGCAGACCGCTTGAGTTCGTGGCCTCAACAGTCACGATGCTATAGATGTTCGACGGACGAGGACCGAACGCGAGGAAATCCCAAGATCCGTCAGGGAGGCGCTGATAGAACGACAGGCAACTATATTTACTGTCCACATGAACGGCTACGTCAAAGCCAGCCGAGTAGTCGAAATTGGAGATCAGAACGAGCTTGGTGGAGTTGTTCGATATCGTGGCTCCGACCTGCTTCTGGACAGGTTTGGCCGATGTGAAGCCATAACCAAGTGAAATCTGGAAAACGGTATTTCCTGCGGCGTCACGGAAAGCCAGTTTGTTATATGCGTTTGCGGCCACGCCATAGCGCATCTTGGCATAAATGATGAAGTCGCCGGAAGCCGGGACGCTCATCGTCTTTTTTGCCTGCTGTCCTGCGCTACCAGCAGCCCACACAAGTTCACTTCCCACGATGGAAGGAAGAGCGCCAACTGTGGCCGTCCAACCCGTTAGAGCGCCACACTCGTCATTCCATGTCCATGTATCAGCAGAAATAGTAGGAAGCATTTTTCGTCCTTTAAGCGAAGGCAACAAAGCGGACGCGCCAGTTTGCTGCTGTGAGATTAAACGCTGCTCGCGTATCTTTCCGAAGAAGAGCAACCCCTGACACAGTGCCAAAAATCGCATTAAGGTTCGTCGCGTCAGGAGCGCAAATGATGCCTCTTGATGTGCTCGCCGTCGCATCAGTCAAAGCCATCCCATAAACTGAGTCTCCTGCTGCGTAGCCGCCATCTGTTGTGACGCATTCAAGAGAAATGACAATCTGTTTTGGCTTGGCACCTAGCCCGTGAGGAAGGGGAACGAGAGCATTAGTCGTATACGTTTGCTGCCCGCTGTCGTACATTCTCGTGAATGGAAGCGGCATCGTGGTTAGGAAAGGCGTACCATTCGTTGCGCTTGCACGAGTTAGCTGCCCGATCAGCCGCTTCTGCGTATAGTTCGTCGGCATCGTCGGGGCGGTCGAAGACAGTGAATACAGAGCATCCACTACCCCCGCATCAGGACGGCGGATAAGCCAGATGTAATAGGTGTTGTTGCCAACAGAACCGGTATCGAGACCGCCAGCATTGTTACCAACCGCCCATGCTGCATCAATTTGCTTGGTGATGGCAGATGTAAGCTGCATGAGGTCATAATTGGCCGTGTCTGCAGCGGCAGCACCCGTTGCTACGGTGATATCGTTCGCGGCGTCGGCTGCAGTTGTCAGGCCAAGGCCGAAGTAGTAGCCCTGAAGCTGAGGTCCGGAGTACGATGTTGACGCTGTAATTGCGTAAAACAGTGTTCCAGTGCAGAAGACAATACAACGCTCTCCGGTCTGGAGAAGCATTGTCGTGGAACCTTCAATTGTCTCCGATGCATCGGGGTCCAGTGTCACAATGCCGCTTTTAGACCATGCCTCACACCACCAATTCGCCCCAAGCGTTGCTGCTGGCTGGAAACTGAGAGTTCTGTTGCCAGAGAAGCGGAAGGACGTTCCCTTGTCAGCGGCGAGGGCAAGACGGTTTGCAGCCAGATTTTCAATTTTTGGCTGAGAACTGTTTACTGCGGTAATCGCAGTATCAACATATCCCTTAGTCGCAGCATCCGTTGTTGCAGACGGCGCGCCTAGCAGGGTAATCCTGAAGTTGTTTAGATTCCAGTTTCCTGTAGCAGGAGCGCGACCGTCCTTGCTAAAGCGGTTTGAAATTGCCGTTGCACTGTCACTGGCCCAAGGATTGTGCTGCGATGGAAGAACCGTGTCACCCGTATTAACTAAAGTCCCGCTTGGGACTGTATAGTTGCCAGAAAAATCATCAGGCATTAGATTACCCTCATGTCTAATTTTTTATCGAATGCCGTTGCGGCCATTATAATCTTCCCGCTCATCTTTCTGATGAAAGATTTATCAGAAAACATTTCAGTAGTCGCGTTTCTTATTTTCTGTGGCTTCATCGTCTTGTGTCTCCTCTTAGTTGCGCGGCGCTGGGATAAACGCCAGACCTTGCGCTTAAAAGAAGCTCAGCAACCCGGCTGGCCCTTGCTTGATTTGCAAGTGACTGACCCTGATAGTTCTGCATCGCCTGAAAAGCCGGAATTGCCTGCTGTGAAGGGCGTGTCAGTAGATCAACGATTTGAGCCGACAAAGCGTCTTCCCTGAGAACATCAGCTTCTGGCGTCGTGTTGGTGAGCAATTGAGCAATTGACTTTCCCGCCTTAAGAGGTTCCCCGCGCTTTAGCTTTCCAATAGGGCCGGGTGAGTTTACATCCTTTAGCATTTGGTCAGCGGCATTACGGGCATAAGTCGCAGAATTGTCAGCTACAGAGGCCCTTAAGTCAAAAGTCTTGGAAATCCGGTCAAGCTCATCAAAAAGAGATTTTGATTGGGATTCGTCACCAATGGCAAGGGATATTTTCTCACGGCTGGCACGGCTAGAAAGGTCCTTAAGTCCTTTGATAGCTTCACGTGCGTCAACATCTCCATCCTTGACCGTCCGAGTAACGTTCGCTAGGCGGTTGTCGATATTAGACCTGATACCTTGCAGAAGATCTCGACGTTCCGCCTTCGACATCCCCTTAACCGCAATAGCCACGTCATCCATAGTAGATGATGGAGAAAGGATATTAGCGCCAAGCTTGATGGCTTTGGAACGGCCAATGGCATCCGATGCTGTATCAAGCGCCGTTTCGTATTCAGGCACAAGCACTTTAAGACGAGAACGAATATCAGCAGAAAGGTCACTGTAAGCGCGCCCAACGGCTGTTGTCCCGCCCATTGCTCCTTTGCCGTCCGCTTCCGATGCCACATCGTTCAGGCCGCGTGTAATATAATCAAGCTGGCGAACGTCAGGCAGGGTTTCGTAGGAAATCGTGCCGTCATCTGCAATGGTGGCCTTGATCTGTTTCGACTTAAGTCCTTCGGTGCGCATAAGCTCATTGGCTTTGGAAATAGCAGAGCTAGGAACGCGGTTTTTGACGATATCCTCAATTTCTACGCCGCGAGGATCAGCGTAATTTATAGGCGCTTCGTAGGCATCTCGATAAGCAGTGGATCGGGCGCTCGCGGTTCCCTGACGGACATTGTTGTTTGCCGTAGTCAGACCTTCAGGAGCGCCAAAAGTATTGTCCAGGGCTTTGTTGAATGCCTCAGATTCCCTCCCAACACGTTCATCAATTCGCGCTCTCGCTAGAACTCCACCTTCACCGCCGCGCTGAATGTTGCGGTCGAGGACTGAACGGGCGTTCGGCCCTGCATCTGCCAGCATAGCCTCCCGGCCTGCGGCTTGCATGTTGGCTTGACCTTGAGGGCCTAGAGAGCCATCCGCCGATAGAATGCGGGCAAGGTTCGACGCTACCTCTGGCGTGGTTCCAGCAGCATTTGCCGCGCGGTTTCGAGCTAGATTGTTTGCAATTGTCTCGTAAGCAGAAGAAACGCCCTGAGCGACTGCAGGCAATGCACCACCTGCAACAGCCCCAATACCGCCATTGATAAGCGCATTCTGAACACGGTTATCGCCCTCTCCGGTTCCTGCACCTTGTAGCGCGCCAAGGCCAAAGCCCTCTCCTGCTCCAACACCAACGCGAGCAGCAAGAGAAGTACCTTGTGGAAGCAGAGAGGATGGCAAAACACCTGCCCTCGCTAGACCACCAGCCGTCATTGCGCTGCCTGCAATCGTCCCTGCCATGGAAGCAACTGGATTTGACTGCGCAAGGGCCTCTTGATTGGACTTTATGTTATTGTCGCCGGGAAGAAGGCCAGCAACCTCATCACCCCAACCAAACAAAGGTGCAGCCTGTGCATTGGTGGCGAACGCATCAATGGTTTTGGCGATAGGACCAAGGGGATTGTATTCGCCAGAGTAGATCCCAGACGAGTAATAATCGTTTAGGTTAGGACTGCCCTCTTCCTTCGAGGGCGCAGCGGGTGATTGGCTCTGTAACTGTTTGACGGCCATTTGAACCGCCTGGTCATCAGGCGCGTCAATCTGATACTTTTGGCCGTTCATTTCAATTTCATATGTGGGCATCAGTTCACCCTGCGAATGGTAACGCCTGGAATTTCGGTTGGGACAATAGCCTTGTCACCACCACTGGCCTTGATGGCTTTTAGGGCGTTGTCCAGTGCCTGCTGTGGCATGCCTGCCTTGATAGCCTCAATCGCCACCCGGCGTCTCTGCCTCTTGGCCTCGATAGCTGAAGGTTTATCACCAGGCTGCGGAAGAAGAAGCTCCCCATAGACCTTTTCTTCCTGTGGAGTGATGGCCGCGCCTGAATCTTTACGAAGGTAGGCCGTAACGAAGTCTGTGCCCGCGTCTCTCGCAAGCTGGTAGTCTTCGCTTTGAGCATAATTCCCAAGGTTCATAGGAATTGCGTCCGCAACCTTTCCACCAAGGTTCAGAAGCGCATCCTCGTTCGCTTCAAGTGTGGGCAGAGCAGCTTCCATGCGGGTATTGAAGAAGGTGTCTTTAGACTGCCCTTCCGTTAGGGGCTTAACGCCTGCGCCCTGATTGAAGCTGACTGCACCCGTATTGGGGTCAACGCTCAGAGACGTACCCTGCGGGGGAGTAATGGGGTAAAATTTACCGTCAGGCCCAACTTGGCCGTTGGTTCCGTAGATTTTCACCTCTTCAGGTGTGGCCTGCCGGAAGTTTTTATTTCCAGAATTAGGCGCGGTAATCCACTGACGAGTACGGGAATCATAAAGATTGCCATCGCCCGCATTAATGAGGCTTCCGCCTCCTACAGCATGCTTCCAGGCTTCATCGTCACCAGCTAAGGTTGGGTCAATGCCAAGAGATTGAGCTACCGCCTGACGCTGCTGAAGAGCCTGCTGCTGCTGCTGGATCTTAAGGCGCTGCTCCTCAACTGCCTGACGCTGAGCCATGTTCTGCTTAAGAAGTGATTCAGCAACAGCCTTTGTCTGCGGAGAAGCATAAGGGCTGCTCAGAGCCTTGATAACTGCAGGGTTAAGAGGCTGAACAGTCGGCAACTGAGGCTGCGGCAAAGAAATAGGCGCTACTGGAGCCGCAGGGGCGGCTTGATGAGGGGCGGCGAAATCCCCCGGCTGACTGTAAATCTCAGGCACTTGTTCCGGTGCAGAAGAGCCAAACCGGTCATTGAAATTCTGTGATGTCGTCGCGCCGAGACGGTCACCCTTCATTGGGGCGACAAGGGCCTGAGCGACAGGAGAAATATCCTGTGCGGGCGCAACAGTTGGATCAGAGACGGTCTGCGCTTGACCAACCGGGGCAATGGGCGCGGACGTTACTGGAATTGGCGCTTGATATGCAGTCGTAACCTGCGGGTCTACATAACCAGAAGGCGGAGAAACTGCTGCAATTGCATCAGTGGCGGTCTGTGGAGCGGCAGAAGCGACCTGAGTTGGTTGATAATTTTCAATATCCGAAACAACCTGCAAAAGCTGGTTGTCAGGCACCTTACGCAAGCCTTCCCATTCGTTACGAAGCGCAGCGATCTTCCCTTGCGGAGTATCCGAGGATGCAATGCGCTGCTTTGCAAGATAAAGTGCGACCTGATCCTGAGTTTCAGGGCTGAATGGAGTATTTGGATCTAGGCCAAGAGCGCCTACAGCGTTACGAAGCGTGGTCCCGACAATCTGATGACGGCCCACAGGCGTTGCAACACGCCCAATCTGGCCTTTGACAGACTGAGCATAAGGCCCGCTAGGATCAGTGAAGGCCAGAACGTCCCTGATCGGCATCTTCGATACGTCAGTACCGGCAAATTGCCCTTTCTGAGCATTGCCAAACAAGGTGTCGTATCCTCCTCCACCTTCTGTCTTGTCCAAAACAGCAAGGAATGATGGAGGAAGGGTAGAATTTGAGGTTACTGCCGGTGATGTAGCAGCTATCTCTCCAGATGCTGAAGGGGTCGGAATTGAAGTATCAGTCCCGGCATAAGAGCCAAGCAACGCTGCCGAAAGATCAGAGTCGGCCTTGGAAGCCGCCTGTGCGCCACGGTCTGCGGATCTGTTTTGATAGCCAGCAGCGAAGCCTTGAACGCCCTTGGAAAGGACGCTCGCCCATCCGCCAGCCGTAGGGGAAGTGTCCGTTGCGTTCTGAAGAAGAGAGCGGGCAATAAGCTGCCTGCTGCGGATCTGATCCTCAGTCAATGGCTGTCCATTTGGACCAGTGAATACGGCAGGGATAAGGTCAGCGAGGTTTCTAGCCATTGTTCACCATATCGTAACGGACCTTATCAAAGCCGGATGAGTCTACAACAACAGCTTCAGGCATAACCTTACGAACTTCATCGCTCATGACGCCATACCGCATAGGATCGGTCTCGGCATCCCAGATGTAGCGGTATTCATACCATGGAAGACCATTATCAAGAGAGCCAATGCGCTTGATATCGCGCTTGAGACGACGGTCAGAGAAGATAGATGCCACACCACCGAACAAACCACCAAGCGCGCCCATCTGAGCGTTATACTGCTGCAACTGGCCTTGGTATTTCTGATTAACCAGGCCTGTGTAATCCACCCCGGCGACTTGAGACTGAGGCGTCTGAGCAAAGGTAGAGTTAGGGTTCTGAATCTGGGTTCCAGAAGCAAGCGCAATAGGCTCATTGAGCGCTTGATTTCGTGTTTGAAGAGCCTCGTTGAAGGCTTGCGACCGCCCCGTAAGCGCCAACTGATTAAGCTGATCGCTGTTGGCGTTCGTAAGGCGCGACATCTCGGCATCCCATTGCGGCGTACCGCGACGGATACCGGCATTGACCAACTGAGATTCAAGCGATGCTTGGTTTTGCTGCTGCTGCTTCAGAATACGCGGGGAAGCAAGGTCGTAAGCCCATTGCTCTGCATCCGAGTTATTGAAACTGAACGGGTCAGAGAGAAGTGTTCCAAGCCTTGATGTCTGATCTTGCGCGATACCCGCAAGGTTTGATTCAGCAGCTTGGGTCTTGTCAAAGATATTCTGTTGCTCTGGAGTGAGCGTCGTGTTCGCAGTATAACGAGGTACGGTTACCGGCTTGCCGTTCGGATCAATAATAGTCTGCGTGCCGGTTTGATCATACGTAAGAGAACCCCATGGGGAGTTCTGATTCGTCATGTTCATCGCCTGCTGCTGTTGAGCAGTAAACGAATTCCACTGGCCTTGTGCGGCGGCGGTCTTTGCGGGATCTGGAGCCCGCGGAGCTGATTTGCCAATAATACACCTACCCGCCTATTACGGCTGTGTTATAGGGCGATTCACGCCACTGGTCATCTGTATAGCAGAATATGAATTCGCCTTCCGTCCTGCTTCTGAGGCGAGGAATGAAGGTTTCTGTAAATCCAAATTTTCGGGCTATACCAATCATATTTGCGTTTCTTTCGGACACTCTCAAAACAACGAGTTGACAGCCCAGACGCTCGAATGGCAAAGAGAACATAGCCGATATAACGGCCTTTGTCAGCCATCTTTTGCTTACGGAAGCAGACGTTAGCTCAATAACGCCCTCATCTGGGTGCCAATTGTGGTAAAGAGTGCCAGCAATTAGCTCCATATTCTCAACAACTGCCATTGAACAATAGTTCTCTATCCTGCCTGGTTCTCCCCAAACTATAGAAGAGACGAAATCACCAACTACCTTGTTATTGTTCGGCTGCGTCTCTGGACCGTAATAGTAGGTTTCGATCAAGAGACATATTCTCCTGTCGTGTACGTCATCTCAATTCGGATAATCTCTGTATCGATAGGGGCAACGGAACCTGATGTCACTTGGTGAAGAACAGAACACGCGTATCCAGTGCCGCCCAGTGATTGCCAATTCTGATCGATCACGGTATCGGTGATTGCTCCCCATACAGCTGTTCCCCAAACTGCAGACCCCCATACAGAGCTTCCAGATACCATTCCTGCGTTCGGAGGATCGCTCAAAGACACATCGTAATCAGACTTGAAGACAAGCGAGTCATCGACGTTCGAAAGGGATCGCAGAACAGCGCGGCCCATCTTCGGAACCTTCTTGCTTGAGGGAGACCCCAAATCATCAAACAGAGGTATATATGCCCCTGTGTATGGCGTTCCGTTATCAAAGCCGGATACATTGGCCTGGAATACCTGACCATTTCCTGAGCCAAAATAAAGATTGCCTTGGAACACACAAAAGCAAAGCGCATCCCAATTGGTAAATCGGCACCATGCCATCGTGTTTGCGTTGACGACATACATAACAGGCTTATCGCCACCAATGATGTTAGGAGGCGCAACCGCGATCATTTGACCTTCCGGCCAGATAATTGCCTGCCAATCTGTCATGCCGCGCCGGTTAAGAGCGTCTACCCAAGCGTCATGAATCGGATAAGACACAGCCTGCGGAGCGATAGCAGCGACATCCCTCTGGATGGCCTGGGCAAGAGAGACCATCCCGATAGACGTTGAAATGAGAAGGTCTGCACCGGCTCTCACCCATGCCTTATCGCCTAGAAGAGAGCCAATTCGATAGATTCCGACCAAGCTCCAGCCCTGATTTGGGGCAGGAGATAGGCCTTGATAGATGGCAACCTCACCTTCGTCAGAAATGAAAGCGCACTGCTCAGACAAGCCACCGCCCTGACCAGTGTCGAGAGACCATCCTTGCCCGATCATGAGCTTGCCGCCAATCGTTAGAACACCAGCGAGGCTTACTTGTGTCGCCGTACCTCCAATTGAATCAACCGGAAGATAATAGAAAGAGAGGCTATCTTTCCTCAAGAAATAAATGGCATTCTTATATACCCATACGAAGCTCATATCGGCTGATGTAACACCTGCGCCAAAGTCAACACCCGGAACCGAAAGCGTAGCAACTCCATTGGCGGTCGCAGATCCTCCACCAGATGCGGTTATAATTTCGTTGTCTTGAAACGTACCGGTGATGTTTGTAAGGTAGATCGCGCCGATAGTGGTTGGAGACCCGACGACAACCTTATAGATAGTCCCCGTCGCCCCTGATGTTCCGCCTGTCAACGTTCCTCCCACGAAAGCAACCGTTCGTGCATCGTAATTCAGGACTGAAACACCCCCTTTGACGTTAGGCCAGTAGTTAGCTCCATCGAAAATAAAGCCTGCGTCGGTGCCATTAACGCCTATGAGGTAGGTATTGCCTGTTGCAGCGAACTGAGTTGTTTTCCATCGCCCGTTCGTCGTTCCTCCATATGCCAACGTGCCAGCAGGGATATTGTAGATACCGGAATTGATAGCTCCGAACAGCTTCTCATTGTTCCCGAAGTTATACGAGAACATCGACAGTACGTCTTGATCGCCCGCCCCTAGGGTAACGGAAAGCTCTTTTCCGCGTCGGAGAATGGCACTGGTGGCCGTAGGGAAGTAGTTATCGAGAAGCGCCGCGCCTTGCACACCTTCAGGATTGGACAACTGGCGATTTGCCACCCATCCCGCCGTAGGAGAACCAAAAACTTTTAGATCAGATTTACGCTGCGCTGGCCGCTTTTGAGACAATAATGGGCGAGAGTACATGCATTATCCTTTGCGGCATTAACCACCTAAGGGCCATGGATAGGCGAGCCTGAAATTACCATGAATACGAGACGTTCCAGAACGATAAACCCTAGCGCCTTTGTCTTTCGAAGCTAGTTCATCAATGGCCTTCATGAAGTTCTCTTGATCGCCGGTATAATCAAGCTTTTCATTCTCACGCCAGCGCCACACAAGCCACAACGTTAAAAGCCGCTCACCGCCTGGAATACGGAATGTGTCATCGTCAACAGTGAACGCCGGTTTATTGCTTTGATCTGCTGCCTTTGCGTAATTCTTGCTGATGTATGGAAACGTTGCCAACTGCCCTGCAGGTGGAGCGGGATAGAAATTGAACTTGTCGTCAAAGATGCACCAGACACCAGGATATGGGCCGAAACCCCTCGCCTGAAGCCAGAGATAATCATTCAGTGACGGAACGTGCTCATATCCCCATACCCAGTTGTTTAGATCCTGGACATCAGCCGTCAGCATCATCCGGTCATACCCGTCAGGCGTATCGAATGAGGTAATAACCCCATCTCCGGTAAAATTGGCAACCTGAATGAGAGATTGCCAATCCTGATACTTAACGATATCTGTCGCGGCCTCGTTGACCCAATCTACAAGCTGCTGCTCAAAAAGGTTCTGAGACGAAAAAAAGACCGATGGCTTTCGGCCAATCAGTCTTAGGGATGCGGATTGCAGGGCTTGTAGGACGGTCATGCTTATCCTTTAGAGGCCTTTAGCGAGATTCACCAGGCTTTCATGCTTAAGACGGCCATCGGGCTTTGAATTGGTGCGCTCTTCAATAAACGCCCGAAGCTCATCTTCAGTCATTGCCTTGAGGCGCGCTTCTTCCATCTCAAGCTCATTCGGCTCATGCTCAGGAACAACGGTGGAGATGTCCTTGAGTTTGGCAAGTTCAGCCTCAAGCTCGGCAATGCGAGCCAAGGCACCAGATCCACCAGCGCGGTCAGCCATATACTGATTTGCCTTTTCCTTAAGGCCATTAGCTGCCATTCCAAGGTTCTTCAGGTTCGGGCCTTCGAGCGCATGCAGAGCCTCAATGCTGTAAATCTTCATGGTGCGGCAAAGAGAAAGCTGCTCAGGCGTAATGCCGTACTGGCGCAGCATCTCAAGCGGCGTCCCGTTCGCTTCCTGCGGGTTACCCTGCTTGAACTGGCGATATTGATCGGCCCAACGTTCGGCATAGGTAATGATCTGGTTGCCTTCGCGCTTATAAAAGGCATTGACCGGGAAGATAGGGGAATAGTTGTTCGATCCTGCAAAGCGAACCTGAACAACTTCGTGGTTTTCCTTCACGAGATAGCCAGCTTCCTCCGACTTCGGAATGTTCTCGATCTCCATCCAACGGAATACCGGAGTAACCGTAATGTCTCGGGGGTCGATTGCTACGACTTCAGTCATGTTTTTTCCTATTGTCTGAGTTTAGGACTGTTTAAGGGGTGTTAAATAAGGGAGGGAGCTAATTAAGCCCCCTCCTGTTTTCTTTATTACGGGACGGCGTTATATGCACCCTTACGCGCCCAGAAGTAGGCACCGGAAGGGACTGCGGTATTAACTGGCGTATAGTAGCCGCCAGCGCCGGTTGCTACGGTCCATGCAGGGAACGTTACCGTTACCTGAGTGCCGGTCGTAGCCGTGGCCGCGATGAGGGCCGAAGCCTGGACATACACATAATCTGCGCCATCGTTACCGACTTCTTTGTTCCCAAGCTTGGGAGAAGGGGTCGTGATGTTCGCCAGAAGGTCGTAGTAAGGCAGCGTCGTCTCAATGACGTTAAGCTGCTGACCAAGCTGCGGAGTAGTGCGGAAAGGCTGAGAGTTAGCCATGATTTATTCTCCTTATGCCGTAACGATGCGATAGCTGAACAGCGGGTTCTCAAGAACCAACTGACCGCTCCAGACGATACCCTGTGCAAAGGCATCCTGGTTGATCGGACGCATACCATCGCCGCTGTGGAACGGTACGAATTCCTGACCGGGGAAGGTGTAGACGGCCAGACCTTCAGTATCGATACCGTAAACCGTGTTGGTCGGCATGACGTTGCCGATACCGCCAGCAGCCACGATATCAACCGGACCAGCAGGCGTCATGTAGGTGAGGCCTGCGAAGCCAAGGCGGCCAAGACGCTCAGAACCAAGACGCTGATGGGCCACGAACGAACCTGCGATAGGCTCATAAGCGCGGGCATCGGCAATCAGCAGATCCGCATAGCGACCATTACGGGAACGGGCAAGAGAGATGCGGTCGATAATCGGGCGAACCGTCGAAACATCCCAAGTGGTGAAGCCTGCAACATCGCCAGCGGGAATGTTGAAGGTAGATGTACGCCAGTTTGGAACAGTAGCGCGGTCGATACCACCGTAGACACCCGTATTCGGAATAATCGGGATAGCACCGCCGAGACCGATCATCTGGCGTCCACCCTGACCAGTACCGTCACCGATCAGAGAGATTTCCCATTCTTCCTTGACGGACCTTTCAGCCGCATCAAGGTAAGTCTCCATCAGGTCGATGACTTCTTCCGTACCGCGAGTGTAAAGCAGTTCAGTCCCAGTAAGGGAGAACATGCTAACGACACGCGACCAGTTGAAGACTGCCGAGTTGAGCAGTTCCTTCGGGGTGATTTCGATCTTGTCATAGCCCGTGAACCACTGGGCATTGAGCTTGTCGAACATGATCGGGATGCGAAGCTCAGGACCACCGGCACGCTTCGTCTTGATGCGGCCTTCGTCACGGAGAATTCGCGAAAGAGGGGTTGCGTTGTAAACAATATCCTGAACTTCTCGGCTACGGCGGGCTACCGCTGCAGTGAGAAGCTGGCGATACTGACGATCAGTTGTAATCGGCATGTATTTTCATCCTGCGTTAGGCTCGGCGAGATAGCTTTCGAGCTTCTTCTTCGAGCATGTCTCTCATCGACATCTTCCGATCAGGCTCCGACGCATCGGATACACTTCCAACAGAAGATTTTACGGATTTTCCGCCTCGAAGATCACCAGCAGGCGCTGTATTGTCATTACGGTTATCGCTTCGAACCGAGTCATTATCTCCATCGTATTGTTTAGATGCCCTCTTTGCGTGAGGCGCTACCATCAACAATGCGACTTCAAGCATGTCTCGCGGACTTAAGCCTTGGCCGTGTATTTGTTCAATAATACCAGATTCAAGCACTTTTGCAATTGCGTCCTCGTGCTCGTAATACTCTGGATAATCCTGAGCGAACGGTGCAATAACTGCATTCGCTACCTGTTCTGCTCGCATACTATCTAGTTGCTGCTTGAGAGCCTGGATTTCTGGATCTGGAGTAGGCTGCTGAGATGGCTGCTGCACTGGAGCGCGCTGAGGAGCCAATCCCGTATATGCATGCGGCTCGCGCTGAATGTGCTCAACAAGCTGCTGAGGGGTGACATTGGCAGACCGGAGAATATGGCCGATAGCCTGCGGAGGTGTCATGCCCAAATTCTGGCAGAGTTGTCGCATACCCATTGCCGGATCTTCTGAGAACTTGCGCTCGATATCAACGTAATTGCTCAGAGCCTGCTTGAATGGGACATTTTGGCGCTTGGCAAGGTCTTCAAAGTCCTTAAGCTCCTCACGGAAAGCTTTGTGCTCTCGAAGCTGAGAAACTTCTTGTTCATATTCCTGCTCGCGGCGAACCCACTCTTCACGAATTGGGTGGGCTACACCCTTCCAAAGCTCTTTGTTCTGAGGTAGCAACCGGGCAGGAGCTTCAATGATCTTTCGGCCCTCAGACGGCTTTGGAGTTTTGGTCTCCTGCCCGGTCTCATCCGCCTTAACGGATTCTTTGGCTACTGGCTTGTCTTTGGGAGCTTCTTTCTTCTCCGCAACTTCAGGCTTTTCGTCTTCCCCGTCTTCATCATCGTCCTTGCCCTTAGCCTCAAGCTTCTTGGCTTCAGCTTCCAGGCTGTCGCGTGCCGTCTCTGGCTTACGAGTAACAGGTTCTTTTTTCTCAACAGGCTCTACGGCTGGCTTGCCGCCACCGGATTTAACGCCGTCAATATCTTCATCAATGACGGTGGATTCTGTCTGAGCTTCTAGGAGTTGTTCGGTCATATACTTTACCTTTTGTCTGAGGAAAGGTGGTTGAACGTTTAATCAGATACAGAGAAAGGCACGTTGCCGGTCTCTACGTCATGAATGGCTTTCTTGATGGATTCTACGCGCTCGGCTTTGCTGAATTCAGGTGCTTTGTATTCAGGGATCTTTTCATTGCCGTATTCAATGAATTCCTCACCCCTAGGATTGCCGTCTGCCTTGAGCGTTCGACGGTATGCAGCCATGCTGGTGTACTGCTTGCCATCCGCTCCCCAAGTCGGCTCTATGTTGTCGCTGGAGATGCGGGGGCAGGGGAAATTTGAACCACTACCCGAAGAACGCGAAGAAGGGACGGCTCGATAAACGGACCGTCCATTGGGTAGTTCGTACCAACGCTTTTCAATCATGACTGCAGGGCGGCGATGATAGCGTTAACCTTGTCTTCAAGGCGACGGAAGTTATCGTTAAGCGTGGACTGGCTAAACGATGCGCCAACATCAACGATGGCGTTACCAGTCGTACCAGACGCGCCCGTAAGAGGCGTAAGGGCTACAACTGCGGTATTGGACCCTGGAAGGTTTCGAGCAATTTCGCGGGCCAGTTCCGGCACCATGCTACGCTCCGTTAGACGCTGAATAGTAGTAGCCATGTTTGTCTCCTGTTTGGCTTAAACGTTTTACCATTCTTTACTACCCATCACAAGATGATGGGGCGGTGGGGTGTTAGTTCAGCTTCACCCAGCCGACCGTACCGGTTCCACGATACACGTAGAGGCCCGCACCTGTGCCGCTGATGACATTGACGCCGGTATACGCAGGAGTTGCGGCGAAGTAGACCAGATCGCCGTCCTGCGGGGTAAGTACGACTGTCGCGGTCAGGGAGCCACGGTCGTTCTTCCGTAGGCGAGCCGTGCCAGATGTGACGTAGTTGATCGTACCAGCGCCAGCGCCTGATAAGCGCACATTGTCGATTGTTATAGCTGCGAAACCAGTCACGACACGAGCGAGGTTAGCTCCAGCAACGAGAACGCCCCCAATGAACGAAACATCGACATTGAATGCACCGTTGACGAAGATCGGGTGCGTAATGGCCAACAGGTTACAATCGCGGAAGATGATATTTGCCGTCGAAGAGACGCCATTGCCCACGTAGAGAAGGGTCTTCACGCCGTTAAAATAGCCGTCGCTGACGACGCCGTTGACAATCTGGGCAACTGCGGAAAGGAAATTTATCCCCTGTACATCGTTGCCACCAGCCGGGCCGACGATGCGATTGCCGCGTGAGCGGAAGTTGTTGACGACGCCGTTTATCAGCAGCCACGGTCCCGCTAGCTGGTAGCCTGTGGCAGTCGTGACGCGGTCCACCGTCAAGTCGTCAATGACTGATGCTTGCCCTGACGCGTAGGTGTTCACCAGGATCGCGGCCACCCCCAGACCGGCATTGATAGAGTTGCTGTTGATCTGCAGGCCGTCGACCGTAATACGGTCGGCCTGTGTCTTCGAAGCCCAATTGATGAAGTTGTTGTTCTGGGCAATCTGCGTTCCAGGCGTCCACTGGCAATCGCGGAACGTTATGCAAGACGCCTTAAGGCCCGTTACGCCTCCCAACGAAGTACCTATGGGGCCAGTGCAACCCCCTCCACTACAATCGAAATGTACCTTATCGACGGTCACATCGCGCACAGTTATATCATTCTGCCCATCGGCGGCTGCGGGCGACGTGGAAGCTGTTTTGGTGAACGAAACTCCCGGATTATTCGAATTTGCGCACTTCACGTAGCCGTTGGTGATCTTAATATTTTCGACAACACCGGCACCTGCGAATTCGCTTCCTTGAACTTGGTCATAGTCAAGCGTGAAGCTGAATCCAGCCGAAGCAGGCGTCACAGAGCCCTTGGTCATATCGACGGCAAACCCGTCAATCGTCACGTCTCGGACGTTGCCAACGCCTTGACCAGTGCCAGTCGTTCGCGTTCCCGCCAAGAACACGACCAGAATGCCCGTTCTTCCGGCTTGGTTCGATCCCATATAATAGCAATTGCGAATGCGGACACCCGAGATATCACCGACTGTGGGACCACTGATATGCCAATCCCAAGCGTTGAGAGCAATGAAAGCGTCTGCCGAGTAACCATAGCACCCGTCGAACGTGATGTTTGAGGAAGGCCCGTTAACGTGGATGAAGTCGCGGGGCAGATCGGAACGAATATCCTTGAACTTCGCGCCGGATCCGATGAACTGAATACCGAAGCCATTGCAGTTGATGAAGAGGGCGTCGCTGAATTTAAAATTGGTGACGTTGATGAAATTCGTATCGCCCTGAACGCCAGCCAGCGGGTTTGTCGGGTCGGACTTTACGAGACTAGAGTTGTTGTTGGCGTAGTTGCCATCCCAAACTCCGCCCTTGATCTCGATATTCACGTCGACATTTGTCGCCATGTTCTCGTTATGCATCATGGAGTGATTGTTGACGGCGTTATTCACCTTCTGGAGGGTGATACCCTTGGCGATTTCCAGCGTGGTATTGCTGGAAATGATGAGCGGCGAATTGATGACGTAGGTATTGACTTCACCCACAACGAGAACATAGCCGCCGCCAGCGGTCTTTGCGGCAGTGAGGCCAGCCTGAATAGCGGCGGTAGCTGCCGATGCGTTGGCCTGTCCTGCCTTGGCAGAGCCTAGAACAACCCAAATGACGCCAGGGCGCACGACTGCGCGCATATCATCAGCATCGAGAGAGAACGGGCTGAGTGCTTGAAGTGCGGTCATGCTGCGCTCCTAAGTGTAAGGTTGGAACCGTCACGCAGAGTGACCGGTGAGCCGTCGCGGAGGGTGAGGTTTTGCGATGGTTGGACCCCACCGCCCTGTATCTGGGTGATAAGTTCACTTGCCAACCGAGGAGGCATGCTAAGCTCGGTCAGTCTGCTGATGTTCGTGACTTTTGTGGTAATCTGTGTGGCTACCTCGGAAGCCAGACGAGTCACCATGCTCAGTTCAGCCAAACGGCGCTTATCACCTACGCCAGCCGTAATCTGAGCCGCAACCTCTTTTGCCAAAGGCGGCACCATTCCCAATTCCGCTAGGCGGCGTAGATCAGCCATTTACGGCTCCAGTGCGATGAGATGAAGAGTTGCGGCAATAGGCGTTGGATTAATAGACAGAGCGCCTAAAAGAAGAGAAAGCAGCCCTGCCGAAACACGGTTAATCTGGAAGGTACACTGCGTATTGTTCGGCGTTCCGACAATCTGGACGTTAAAGAGGTCAGTCGTTCCGTTCGGTACCTGTACGATGCCAGAAACAACAGGTACAACGCCTGATCCGAACGCGGTAGGGTAGGTCCAGGTATAAGTGCTAGATGCCGAGCCCATAGTGACAAGCTGCTTACGGGCTTTGGAGGCGTGCGTATGGTCAGCCAGAGCATACCGCGTGTCAGTACCCTTCAAACCGTTATCCGCCACACCTGGAGGCATAGCAGTAGCAGGCTGCGGAATGGCGCTGGTATCTGCCTTTTGGTTAATCTGGCTCTGGAGTCCAGAGAGATTCGCGGGAGGATAAGATACGCTATCGTCTGCCATTAATAGTTCTCCAGATAGCTAAGAGTCTGACCTGCAGTCGGCGACGTAGCGAAAATTGCTGCCGATGTGGCAATCGTTACAGACGCGCCAACGGCAGCAGCCAAAAAGAAACCAGTCGTAACGCCTGTGGTCGAGGCAGTGGCCGTCAAATAAACAGGCTGAGTGCCCGTTATATTCGAAATCATTACCGATTGCCTGCCAGACCGTGCGGCCACAACCTGAGTGGCGGCGGCTGGAGAAATAGAACTGGTTGATTGGCCCGTAGCAATAGTTGCCGAACCTACAGAGCGGCTAAACGATGGAGAAGTAGCTACAGTACCAGAAGAACCGCTAGCGGGAGCGGTTTGAATGGCATCCGTAGCTCCGGTTCCATTGGTTATATAAACTGGCGCGCCTAGGTTATTCTGTGCCATTGCTTGTCTCCTCTGCCTGGCGCTCAGCCAAGGTCATCTGCCTATCCGAAGATTGTTCACTGAAATCCTGCTGCCTATCAGCCCTGTCTTCACCACGCTCAGCGCGGCCTTCTGCGCCAATCTTAAGCGCCGCATCCACTTGGGCCTGCTGTGCATTGTTTGCCGCCGTGTACTCACTCAATTGCTGCTTACGTTCGTCAAGACCGATGGAAGCAAGGATTTTAGCCGTCTGAGCCGTTAGATTGTCAATTTCTGCCTGAAGCTTCTCCTGGCTCTGCTGTGCCTTGGTGGCGGCATCTGCCAACTGGAGCTTAAGCTTCTCATTCTCGTGCTGATACTTGGCCTGAGATTCCTGCTGCTTCTGCTGCAGTTCAGCCATCTTGATCTGACTGTTAGCCTGATCCAGTGCAGCCTTTGCCTTGACGCTCTCTACAGCAGCCTGGGCCTTGGTCATTTCTGCCTCAGCAAGCTTGTTATTTGCGGCAGCCAATTCAGCGTCACTGTTATCCTGGCTAGGAGCAGGCATATTGGCGAGGCTGTCAATCCAGTCGTCAATCATGGAATCAAGCTCACGGCCCGTCCGGTATGGAGCAAGTTGGAACTTCAGCATAGCCCCTGCAAGCTTTGCGCCTTCAGGCCCTGTCTGGACAAGAGGCATAAGGGCTTGGGAAGCAGTAGCAAATGCTGCCATAAACTCGTTACGAGAGGCCTTCTCTGCCTGTTCGTCGGCTAGAACAGTAGACCCATCTTCAATCTCAAACGCAAATCCCCGCGCCTTGTCGTCACGCAGGAGCTTCATAACATCTTCAATCGGCACCTCAGCCTTTGCCTCATTGAGCATGGGCGCATATTTGGCGAGGATCTGCTGCTGAGCTTGCTGGAATTGCTGTTGCGCGCTCTGAAGCTGCTGAGGGTCTGGTGGCTGACCTGTCTGTTGCGCCTGAGATTTGGCTTCTTCTGCTGCCTTCTTGGCTTGGTCACCAAGCGCCTTAAGTTCCTGCTCCGCTGCCTTCTCAATGCCTTTGATTTGCTTCTCAATGTCAGCTTTCGATGGGATTTCCATCTGCGACATCTCAAGCAGCGTCTCTTGAGTGAACTTCTCAGCGATAATCTCAGCCGCAATCTCTACGGATTCACAGGCGATGCGCTGGAGTTCCTTTACCTTCTGTTCTACTCGTACAGAGCCGTACTGAGTCTTTAGCTGCTGAGCGCCCAATGTCTCCTCAGCCTCAGTTGCCCCACGCATGATGTCAGAAATGCCGGAAAGCTGGTAGAAATCGTCAATCAACTGCGAACGAGCAGTGATGAGGCCTTGAATCGTCGTGGCAACCTGATCGATTGGCATCCACTGCACGAAATTAGCCATATCGCCCTGAAGCGAGGCGCTAGGAACAGCAATCAGAATCTGGTCATCATCAGCTCGGATAAGCTCTTCAAGAGCGTCACCTACATCCCCACCAGCAGGGATAAGGCCTTTCATCTTCACCTTGTCCAGGAGCAGATAGATTCGGCTTGTGAGAGTGTTAATCTTGCCGAAATGGGCTGCGTACCGCTCGTAATCAGGCACAGGTATAAGCGAACGGCGCTGCAAAGTACCAAATGCGGGCTTGGGGCATGGGAAGAAGCCCTTGAGCTTCAGATGCGGCTCGCCGGAGTCAAGTAGAACGTCAACCCCCTCAGAAACCCAATAGACCTTGTTGTCTACCTTGTGCCAGACCTCCCATACGGAAGCTTTCTTGCTGCCATCGTTAGAGCCGTTATCGTCTTCATCGCGGCGCGTGGTGAAGTTGGCGTTCTTATAAGCATCCTTACTGTACTTGGAAAACCGCTTGCGCATGTCCTTGCGCGTCATCCAGGCACGTCGGGCTACAGCACCCACCTCAGACCACTTGCGGGCTGGCTGATGGCGGAAATCACGGCGGTCTAACTGCTCAAAGCAGACCTTTTGGCCGTCTTCTGTTTCGTAGGTGAGCCACATGACGCCGCGATTGGTGAAAATAAGGTCATCACGGATTTCGCACATGACAGAATCAATATCGGATCTGTCGAAGGCTGATATGGCAGTACGCTCAAGAAGCTCAGCGGTCTTATTCTTTACTGGCCTGCGGTCTTTGAACTGAGGGGAGACAACAGGCTTTGGAGCGCGAGCGTAAACAGCGGGCTTGAGGATTTCATAAGACGCCCAGAACAGATCTAGCTCTGCATCTTCCCACGGCCCAGGAGAAGTTCTTTCAACTGCGGTAGAGCTATAATCCTTGCGGGAATACACATCATCGATCTGGTCGCAGATATCCTGCCAGTCTCGATATTCCTTTTCCCATTCGCGCAATTGCTTCAATACTGAAGCGGAGCTTTTAGGCTCATCAGCGACCACTAGGGTGTCGCTTGGCTCCAACTCTTCATCTTCAGAAATCATTAAGGCCCGCTCGGTTCATGAACGGGCCTAAAGTATAGCATTCATGGTTAAACGTCAAACCATGGCTCATTCGTCACTTCCATAATATGCTTCATGCGAGCGTTGCTTTCTTGGTGGGGTACCTAGGGCGGTACTGTATGGTGGCGTAGGGCTCCACCTCGGTGACCTCAAGCTTGTCCGTCACGTAGTCGGATGGCATGTAGACCGAGTAGAACTTGGTATTGACCTTGAGCAGGGTTCGATACCATGAGCCGCCATCATTCCACGTGTCTCCACGATGGTGCTCGATGACCTCCACGTCCTTGTCCTGCCAGTCCAGCTTTTTGATGTAGTGGGTGAGGAGCCATTCACTTGGCGGATTAAAGTCCACGGTCGCTCTCCTTCGTTCCAAACAATGCAACTCGTCCCTTTATTTCGGAAAGAGTATAGTCCCTTAGCATCTGAACAAACATCGTGTCTGAACCGACTACTTTGCTTGGCCGACGACCGGCCATATCGGCCCTATCCAAAATAGAAATAGCCGCGCATAGAGAAGCCAAAACAGATCTCAATGCTTCTTCAAGTTCGTTAATTCTAGATGTGTCTTCGCTAGACTCACCTAGAGCTTCTTTGCCGTCTGTTTCATCTTCCATGATTTTCCCCTTTAAACGAAAGGCGAGGATTTCTCCCCGCCCCAGTATCAAGCCACATAAGTCTAACGGTGTCAATTAAACTTTCGGCTTCCCATCATGCTCTTTGAGATAACGCTTGTTATCTGCATCCTTCTGACGTTCTGCAGCTTCGAAACGTTCGCGCATTGGATCGTTTGGAGCCGTGATGCCGGAGTTAGGAACCTCAGTCGTTCCCTCAGTCTCTACCGGGTTACGGCGCTGCATGTCGTTGAAGTTCTCATGCACGACAGGCGTAGGCGTCATTTCTTCCTCACGCTGCTTAGCTGCTGCCTCAATGGCTGGATCACTCTTGTGTCTAGACATGTCTTATCCTCCTATGGATTACTTATCAACGTGGGGAAGGAGGTTTCGTTCCTTGAAATCAGCTTCGCTACTTTCCCTTCGGTACAAACCATTATATTCGAATCCCGTCCGCTGCGCCGCGATCTCAGAGCGGGTTAAGTAAACACCTTCGTCAGTATCCAAGACTTCGAAAGCAGCGGGTCGCCTCTCCAGAGGAGGGGATGCATTACGACTCTCAAGAAGGTCGCGGAAACGGTCGATGCTCGATGGAAGAGAGCCTATAGCTGGCTGACCAATTGCCCGACGCCAATTATGATCGTTGTCGAGAAGCCATCGAAGCGCGTCTGCAGCATCTCCGTGCGCTCCCAGCCAATGATAGGCGTCGGTAGCTTCTGACTTCATGCGAAGATACGCACGCTGATCTGCAAACGCCTTCGGAAATAACTTTTGTGCGATCCATTCCTTGATGCTCATCTCACTTCCCCTTTCTATATTCCTTCACCGAGCAGTTTAGCCCAAGGCGCTTGATGGTGCGCTGATCTGCTGAATAAGCACGATTGTATTCTGCCTTGATGTAGCCTGTGCGAGGACGGCCCATTTTGGACTTTGAAAGGGTACTGGAGGCCAGGGCTTGAGTACCTTCTTCCGATCCAACGCTTTTGCCTTTCTCTGGCGGACGTTCTTTGTGGACTATGGCGATGCTGCATTCCCATAAAGGATGCGCGCCGCCGCAGTTTTTGCATTTAACTGCCATTATTCTTCTCCTTCGTCTACGTCCATATCAAAATCACGGTTCACCAAAACCTTGAATCCGTGCTGGTTTTCAATCTTGATGTAGAACTCATCCGAATAAACGACTTCGTATGACTTTTCGGCTTCGAAAAGTATTTTTCCGTTCATGGTTCGAATGTCTTTGTAAATAGTAGCTTTAGCCATATCACATCCCCAATGTGTCTTGATCAAAGAATACAAGCCAACCATTAAAATCCTTAATTGCCGGCCCGTCTGCTGTGCCAACCAGCCAAAGATAAGGCCAATAATCCCAATCAATCATTTTCGTCTTCCCCGTTTCGATAATTAGAAACCTACACCCATCCGCCAGAGTAGTCAATAGTGAAAAGTGAGAAGTTTTATCATCGCCTAACCCTTGGCAACGCAGGCGCATATATAGCACCAATCTCAAGCTTGCGCTCAGGCTCTTTTTGCTTAGAACCCATGCTCATGCGGTCCAATAGCTGCCCAATCAAACCAAGGGCGTCCACCTGATCGTCATGCACGCCTACAGGAAAGCTCATCATCTCCGAAATCAGATCGGACAGGAATGGCGCGTCTCTCTGTATTCTGAGACCCGTCGTAGCGATCAAACCACGGAATGACTGAGCACGCACAGCTTTGTCTCCACCTCGCGTAGAGAACTGCTCACGAGCTACATAAGCCTGCGTCTGCATCATGCGCTTTACCAAGAACGGACCAACCCCTGATTTAATCTGCCCTTGCTCTTCAGCCCAACCAATGGGTTTCCACTTACGGACTAACGCACAGAAAGCATCTACCCACTTATCGGACGCGGTCTGCTGCCTCCATAAGTCTAACAGCCATGGTGATCCTTCGCTATCAATGCCCAATACAGCATGAACCGTGTAGTCACCGCCATCCGCTGTAACGGCATAGTCAGAGCCACCGTAGACAGTCATGGATGCGCGTGGGGGAACATGGTCTACGAGGTGTATCCAGTCTTTCTTGAAATAGTCGCCTGTTTCTGGAGATGGCCTTTGCTGATAAAGAGCGCTCCAGGTACGAGGAATGCGCTTGAACTGCTCCCAATGACTTTCTTTGAACCATTCGGGCCAGATGTATTCACCAATTTCTCGCCCAAGAGGATCGTCATGGCGCTCAGCCTGAGCTGGAATGCATATAACCTCCCATTCATTGCCATCTCGGCACTGAATCATGCCGCTTTCGCCAGCGTAGTTCTCAGGCAGGATTTGTCCTGCTAGATCCATGGGATTCCACCGCGTCTGCGTGATCATCACAGAACCGCCGGGCTTTAAACGAGTTAGGATAGAGTCCTGATACTCTTCCATAGTACGCTTTTGAATGACTTCAGAGTCTGCCTCCTGTCGCCCCTTGATCGGGTCATCGATAGGAACAAAGTCTGCTCGGTTACCGGTGATACCTGAGAGAATACCTCCACCCATGAACTCTGAGCCGTTTTCCAAGGCCCATTCATCCGCAGCACTGCTTTCGGAGCTAAGAGACGTATCGAACAGGGCATGGAAGGCTGGCTGCTTGACGATGGATCTCATACGCCTACCGAATTTCTTCGTAAGGTCTGAGCCGTAACTAGCGGCAATCGTCTTGAAGCCGGGCCACTTGCCCATAGCCCATGTAGGAGCAACCACAGTCGCGTATGTTGACTTGGCAGAGCCTGGCGGCAGGAAAAGCATTGTGCGCCCATTATATCTCTCAATGCAGCGCTGTGTAGCATCCAGGATTAGCTTATGATGGTCGGCTAGGATTGTCTCTACGGGCTTGAATGACTCTTCATCATCCTGCTCTGTTAGAGGCGCGCCAGGTACTTCGATGTACCGAGCGTAATCAATTAAGCTTGCTCTTGCTCGGCGTCGTCTCAGTAGCTCCGATGCGGCTGCCTGCGGCGATGGCTTCAAGTTCAGCATCAGTCATCCTATTGACTTGTACAAGCTCCCCATCCCCTCCTGTATCGGCTGATGCGGCGAGATCAGGCATGATTTTCTTAAGCAATCCAAGACCTGCACTCACTTGGGTTGCACTCATTTCTCGCACACCCTCTACGTGCTCAATCAAAGCGTTGAGGATGTTAGAGTTCTGGATTTTAACCCGATGCTCGTTAGACATCTGAAATCCAGCAGTTCTTCCTTTACTAGCCATTCGATTCACTCGTTAGAACAGGTCTTTAACTTTGCAACCATTCCGTAAGCTTTTACGTATGAAGCGGCTGTATGTTTTAATGACAATTGATCGATTATATCGCTGGGCAACAGATGTTACTGACTTCTTTTTGCTGTGCGTCTGCTTCATGTTCACCACAAGATCGCAATATATCTTATACGTCAATGACGTTCTAGACGTTGGCCTGTGAACTGATACAGACGAGCACTCAGCCGTCATATTGTGTGAACTCTCTATTCAAACGCCTGTTGGTCAGAAATATGAAGGCCGGTATGGAAACCAACTGCAATCCAGCACAAACCCACAAATTAAGGTTAAATAGAGAACCTATTGCCAGTGAATAACAGCCAATGGCAAAGGGCCATTCAAGCAGCGCAATACCACATATTTTTCTGTTCATTCAATAGCCCCTTCGTGCAGCACAATACGGCATTGTCTTGCCTGTGCTCCTTGCATAGTCCTGAAGCTCGGTTCCGATAACAGCAGCAGCGTAGATGGCCTGCTCATACGTTAGATTATTCTCACGCATGCCCTGGACAATGCTTGCGTCGATATATGGCTGAGGAACCGTGAGGCCGCAAAGGGTCTTATCGACAGCCAAGATTGCAGCATCCTTGATTCCATCTGCGTAGACTGGTTGAGTTAGACTCATAAGAGTAAATGCTGTGATGATGCATGCGTTAGACTTACTCTTCATTCTGTTTCCCCTTTTGGCTTTTGAATGGATGAGGAATTTTGTTCCTCAATCCTAGCTAGCTGTAACTCAATGGCTTTACGCTCATCATACCACACATCAATGTTATTCTCATAAATAATTTCCAATGCTTCGTTCAGCTCGTCGCTATTAAGCTCATCGATTGGGCAGCGCTCATAAGGACGAAGATTTAGCCAGTAGAGCATACTTTTGTGGGTTAGGCTTGTAGAATGGTCCATCATTACCAATCCCTAGAATCCGACTCAGTTTGGCCAAGAGTGCAAAGATCTACCCAATGATTGCCATTTGCCTTGTAATTGAACGCCGCAGCTACAGGCTCCATTTCTCCGGATTCATCATCAAGAATCCTCACCTCAATGTCCCCTTGAGTTGATTTTATAGTTTCTAGACGCTTTATAAGATCCGATATCTTCATCTCATTCCCCTTTGCGTTATTGCCCTTACAGTTCTTCCCCAAGTGAAAGTGAGTATGGAGGGCTTGGGAGGTTCTTAGTGCTACGAGAACTGTCATTGTTTATCGTCGCCCGGTGCCAGTACGACTGGAGTCCCCTCCTGATTCAGTCAGATCTCATCACAAAATATATGAATGCAATAAACGCGGCGGCACCTGAGAAATAACCGGCGGATGTTGCAATAGCTTCAGGCCAACTCATTTTCATTCCCCTTCATCTTCCTGTATTCAGATACCTTTAGGCCTAGCTTATCTGCTTTGCGTTTATCTCGCATGAAGGCAGACATATATGCTTTTTTGTCGAAGCCTGTTGATGGTCTTCCACCTTTGGGCTTTGGAATAGTATCGACGGGCAGGGCTTGAGTACCTGCTTGGCGGTGGGAAGCCTCTTCCCGTTTGTCCTGGCATTTCTCGTTACCAACGAGGTGCCTGCCATCCTCAGACGTCTCTGAGGGCACGTCCTTCCGTGCTGCCGCCGATTTCTGGCCCTTAAGGCCGTATTGTGATGCAATGCTCATTATAAATCCTTGGTGGTTCGCCAGGGCTTGAACCTGGTTCTCATTGAGTGAGAGTTCACAACTTCACTTAATGCGCTTTAACTCTTGATAAGCTACTCCCCATATCAAAAAGGCAAATCCCAATTTTCATCAACTGTCGGGTCAAAATAGATGCGAGTGCGTCTAATATCGCCGTCATAACTTACCACAAAAGCTGCGGTTTCGTCAGTCCCATCAGACAACCGATTTGCAATTCGGCATGCAAGTTCCTTGTTGGAATATGCGTAAGGAAGACGCTTATAGCTCCAACCGGTGATTTCATCATAGCTGCCAAAATGCGGGAACTGGCGAACAATCTGATATTTTTGTGCGGTTGCGGTCATCTCTGTATCCCCTTTGTCGTCTGCGTTTCGATGATTTGAATATGCCATACGTTAGACTAAACCGCAAGGGGTCCGTAAGATTTATTTTATGTTCCGTCTACTTATTTCTTATGGCTTGGGAGATAACCCTGCACGCGTCGGCCTCTATGGCAGCGTCGAATGAATCTTCCGAATTGTTCGATAGTTTCTTTCTGTTGTCTGCTGAAACGGCGTATAGATCCGCAATCTCGGCACATTCCCGTCTTTCGGTCATGATGGCGCGCGCTGCAGCTTCGTACAGTAGTGTCATGAAATGCGTTTCCTTATAAAGTCCCATTCCACTAACCACCTCTTTCGCCTTAGCCCATACACTCTCACTGATTTCCATATCTCGATTTCCCCTTTGGTTGATGCTTGGTTAGGCCTTCTATGGATTCTCTTGCGAGGATATCCAAGCTATTACCTTCCCATACTGTGGTTAGTTTTGGCTTTGGAGATGGGAAGAAATGCTCTTTAGCCCATTCCGTATAAGCGGAAGCCTCCTGCGAGGCTAGGCCGTTATCGTAATACGTGATGCCTTTGCTTCTAAAGACTTCTTTCACCGGCTTTCCCCATCCGAATATACTGATATACCGCAGTAATCGCCCTTCTCTGGCTTTCCACGGTGCAGGAACTCAATTGCCTTCACTACCCTAATGCGACCGCTCAGGACAATGCTGCGGTGCTGTACGTTACGCTCTCCATCAGACCATGGATATCCAGCCCAATAGATTTCTGTCTTGCCTCTATTGGTAGTCTCTACAGGCTTGAACTCTGGAATATCCTCAGACATGCACTTTACCAAGAAGAATCAGGATGAGTAGAACGATGAGAACAACACCTAAAACGCCAGAAGGACCATAACCCCAACCTTGGGACCATCCCCAGCCAGGTACAGCGCCAATAAGCAAAATAATGAGAATTACGGCTAGGATCGTTACCATTTCAGTTATCTCCGTTAGAGCGTTATTTTATCAGGGTTTTGAGGGGTTATCTACTTCCATCCTCTCTGCGGGCGGTGGGGAGGTAACACCTAGCGTGCACGGGCAACGACCGTTCCATCTAGCGATAGCAGTTGCCATTTCTGGCACCTCACCTCCAGGACACGCACCGCACACCTCGCATTTCACCCAATGTCGGTTATATTCTTCGCGGCTGCGCTGGACCGCACAGCCGCCGCAGAACGGGCACGGTAAGAGGGTTACCTTGCTCATCTTTCTACCTCCACAGAGGCGCTGCAGTCCGGGAGGTTTTCTACCCATTCCAGCGCTTCGGATGCGTTAAAGCAGTCCGGCTCCCAATCATCGAACTCAGGATCAGCGACCGCGACAAGCTCTTCGCTGCGGTCGTCAAGCTCGATCTCCCAGCCGCCAACTACTTCACCAGGTGTGACCTGATGGGTGTATTCGAGGGTTGCGCAGTAGAGGCCCTTGCGGCGCAGTGCTGCTTCGATCTTCTTCTTGCTCACCTTTCCACCTCCGCAGAGGCGGACGGGTCGAAGCCGGGTAGCGGCCCTCTGCCGTGCCGGGTCGCACGCTTGGCTCGTATCCGTGCGATAGTCTCAGGCCGCTGCATCTTTTGCAGATCAGCCTCTGCGCATTCGGAAGCATTGATCCCGGCGACGACGCAAAGCGAGGTCAGGGTGACGAACGCTGCGCCAACTTCCTTTTCAGGGGAACCGGTCGGGCGGCTCCATGTATACCGCACAAGCTCAATCGCCTCATCTTCAGACATCCCGAAGGCTTGCGCAGTTTCTCCCGCTTCCTCGAAAAATCGGGCGCGGCGTTCTTCCACGTCGGTCGGGTCGTCGTGGAAAAGGGCATAATGAGCCGCTGCGACACGATCCTGATACCCCACCATTTGTGACGATGGATGTTCTGGTTCAGCCTCAAGCGCGGCACGAAGAGCGGCAATTATCCAATTAAGGCGATCCGGGTTAAATCCATCAACAGAGCCAAAAGCCTTAGCTCCCGGCATTGTGTAAAGCCTCCACGCATTGATATCTCTGATATACGATGCACCTATCCCGGTAGCACCTGGGAATGCCTTCTCGCTCCCCGTCACTTGTGCCTGGGGCGATGGGGTGTTGTTATTTTCAACCATGTAAATTTGCTCCACTTACAAAAGACTGAAGTGCAGGCTTTTCACCACGGAAATCATACCGTGATCCTACCCATGATGTTTCCAGGCTTGGCTCGTATCCCATATCCACTAGGACTTCATAGTCTTCTAGGGCTTCTTGCTTTTGAAAGGATAGATCATAGTTGAACGCCAGTTCCACGTTATCCGTAAACCCCGGCCCCTTATGCTCCTCTACGTTATCCCATCCTATGAAGTATCCGCTATTGGTGCTGATGTTATGGATGTATGGCATTTTACTCCCCTTCAGCCTTGGCGATAGCTTTCAAAGCTTTATTGATTCGCTCCGACAATTTCATATGATTAGACCGTAAACCTATTTACGGTCAGTGTCAACAGGTTTATTCGGGAAGCTTAGGAAGATACTGCCAATGGGTCGGTGCGTCTCCCTCTACCTGCGCCCACTGCGAACGCTCATTCGTGCCGCTATAGTACCACTTACCAACCTCTGGATACCATCTCCCCATTCGTATCCACTTCCGCTCTACGTGGGCGCAAAGAATGTGACGGCTTAGGACGAACTTATCCTTTTTGTCATATGGGGAGATATCAAGCCAGTCACTCACTGGCGTTCTCCTGCTCAGCCTTCTTCTTGGCCCGTTGGTGCTTACGATAAGCCCTCTGGTAAATTTTGTTGTATTCCTTGCGGTCGAATGTGCCGTTAGGCGCTCGTGTTCGGAATGTGCGTGAAGGAGTATCGACGGGAGGGGCGCTACTTCCCTCTACGGATCTTGACTGGAGCCCAATGGCTACTGCAGTGCCATGCTCCCGTGTGTATTCCAGATTGGCCTCATCCGGAATTCCGTTCTCCACGCTTTGCACGTCTGCTTTCCGTGCTGCCGTCGATTTCTTGCGCTCTGGCTTCCTCTTAATCGCCAGACCGTCTTCATATTCGTATTCTAGCTCATTGTTTACGTACTTGATAGCCATTGTATCTCCTTGGTTTGGAGACATCATAAAACAATTTATTTGGCTTTGGAAGGGCAAAGAAAAGCCCCCAACCTATTTTGACATTTAGGTTAGAGGCTTTTGCGCTACAACCGCTCGCCTCAAGTGCGAAGAAGATGGTATCGTCAACACCCGCACCCTACGCGGGGATATGCTGTTTGTCAAGCTTTGAAAAGAAAAGGCCCCAGCCGGGGAACAGCCAGGGCCTTAAGATTCAACGGAACTCAGCCAAGGGGGAGGAAGCTTCAAGCGCTCAACGTCGAATGGTTAATAATTACAGTACCGCTTTGTTTGTTTCAAGCCCCTGCAAAGTTTTCCAAGTTCATTTGAACCCTCTTTCTATCTGCGGCGCTTTCCCGCGTCCTCTGACGCCTTTGCATCCACAGGGCTGCGTCTCTATCGTCTTCCGTCATGGCCTTGATCTTGTTAACCGCGTGAAGGACTGTCGTATGATCCCTGCCGCCAAACAAGCGACCAATAGCCGGAAATGAAAGGTCTTTGCGCTGGACGTAAAGCTCATACATAGCTAGCTGGCGAGGATATACGATATCTCTTGTCCTTCTTGCACCCTTCAGATCCTCCCAACTGACGCCAGGGAAGTTAGCAAGAACCTCCTTGATGATTTCCTTTGCTGGACGGCGCGGAGAGCGTGCTAGCTCAAGATCAAGTCCAGCAACACGCAAAGCTGCCCGCAACGCAATGTTCTCATGAGCTATATCGGCTATCTGGCACTCGATAGCCTCTCTCCATACATTCACATGCCAATCGAAGCTAACGTCAATAATCTGCCACAGAGGACGGATGATTGGCTTAGGTTCTTCCTTTACTGGATCCTCGATAATGATTATCGGCTTGCGGAAAGCGTTGCTAAAAAGCTTTTTACGACGTTCCAAATGGGCTTGGTGCTGCCTGAGCAGTTCTGAATGTATCATGTGTTTCCCCTATTCTGCTTACGATGTTCTTTTAGGCCATGTTTGCTCAATGAACTGAATTAAAACGTATGCATCTTCCATTGACCACGTTGGGCCAAATAGCGCTCGGCATACCTCGTCTTGATGGTGGCAATGAGACCACGGAAGATTTGATTGGTCCCAACCATCCCATTCAGAAAGTCCATCTGCGTCGAATGTGTATGTCTTTTCCATTGATTTTCCCCTTATTTAGGCACTGCGGTTTAGGAAGTGATGTGCTGGTAGGGCTGCTATGCGCACTACGTTTGTTGGCTGTGTCTGGCGTTCCTGGAGGCGCTTTTGATACTTGCGCTCTTCCTCGGCTAGGTCTTCGTAGGCTCCTGAGTTGAG